CGCCGCCTTGCCAGCCAGATGGCACGCAATCCGGAAGGCCCGCAACGGCTGAAAGATGATGCAATGGATGCGGTACTCGCTGCCGCCGATGCCGGGTGTTTTGCCACCTACATTGAAAAACAGGGTGGCGTGCTTGTTCCACGCAAGGACTACCTGATTCGCACCGCCTACGACCTCGCAGATGAGCTGAACGATTACGGCGAACAGAGCGTACAGATTTACGGGATCTGGTCACCACTCATCGGGGAATCCTCCCGTGTGTGCACGCATCCGGATAACTGGAAGCTGGTAAGACGTAAACCGGAAGCGGAAGACAGCGCCCGCGAAAATGGTTTTGACCTTCAGGGCGGCCCTGCCGCCCCTTGGACTCGTGGCAATAACTGTCCCCGTGTACAGGAAACAGACAACAACGGGACAGAACAGCCGGAAGAACGGCCAGCACTGTGGCCGCAGCTTCCTGACGGCGTTGATGTGGATGAATGGATGCGCTCACTGAAACGGCACGAACGCCGGGCGCTGATGCGTTCGCTGCGTGACAAACAGGCAAAAAACAGCAGTGATGAAATGCAGAGCTGGACACAGAGCCGCAAACAGCAGCGGCCTTTGCCTGATAACCACGAATTACTCGCTAAAGAATGGCGGGAATCTGCCGAATCTCTCGGCCTGCATATCGGTGAACAGCAGATGCAGCACCTGTTACGGGGCGGCAGCCTGTACGTTGACGGCAGCATCATTGCACCGCAGGGATTTGAAATTGTACGCAAACCAGATACCCGCCCGGACAGCCGAATCACGCAGCTCTGGCAGCGCCTGAGCCGTAATCACGGCGTAAGCAGCACGGAGATCCGCCATAACCCGGTCGCCAGCTATCTGGAACAGCTGGGGGCATCAGACCCCGAAGCCGCCGCACGCCTGGCATCCACACTTCAGCAGGACCAGAACACCATGAAAACCCCCGTTACTGTGCTTTCTGACATGCTGCGCGCCATTCACGACACAGAGCACACACAAAGAATCTGTGAAACAACCGAACGCGCCTGCCACAAAGCTGACCTACTGCGAAGAGGAGTAAAGAGTGGGAACAAATAATCAAAAGAAACGGAGTTTGAAAATCAAATGATAAATAAAAGAAGGATATTCACACAGAACATGTGTATCTATGAAATGCCAATAAAATCAAATTGATATGGACCACAAACTATGTAACATAGTGAGCTTAAACAACTTCAAATAATAAAAATAAGTAAAGCCCTAAGTCCAATCATTTAAGGCTTCAATTATCTTAGTGATTAAATATGACTCACAGTTCTTATTTTATAGTCATATTAGCTATTGATGTGGAAATATTAAAGATATGGTTATATTCAAACGCAAAATCACCTTCTATACGCTGAACATAACTTCCCTTTTCATTACGTAATAGTTTTAATGTTTCTTTATCGATGTAATAATAATCCAATAGTTCTTTAAGCAATTTAATTTCCGTCTTTGATGAAAAATAATCAGATTTTATATTAAGTAATTCTAATATCTCTTCAGAAGACATTTCCTTCTTAAGTAGTCGATTTAACATATCTGGAGAAGTTACTTTCAAGAAACAAACCAATGCTAATGCAATCATATAATAATTATCATCATTATTCGCTATACACGTATGATTATCCACTACAAGCATAGTTGAAATACATCGTTCAACTTCTCGCAGCGAGCAATTATTGGTTTCAATCAAGCATGATAAGACTCTTACAAAAGCACCATCTGTATTAATACCTAGAGAGTGATTCTGTTGTAGAGTTTTTTTAATATACGTTGTAATCGTTGTTTTGTTAGATGCTTGTAACACCATAGAGTCATACATATTTATTTTGGGCAAAGAAAACCAATAATGAATAAATTTATTCAAGTACAGACCAGTATTGATATCACCATATTTATATGCAATTCCCTTTTCAAATTGCTCTCGATTCATTACCAATAAGAAAACCATACCTTTCACAGAAAAAAGATGCTTAATTTTTTCCAATAGCTCTAGAGAATAATCTGGGCGGGCTCGATCAAGTTCATCAATAATAATCAAGGTTTTTCTCTTTGTATTTGTATATATTTCTTCTAAAGCTTTTTTAAAGTCAGCAATTGAGTTTTTTTCCTGCTCCATGGATTTTATTTTCTCTTCAACAAAAGACTCTAACTCACTATTAATGGAATCGCTAACTGTTTTTCCTGCCTCATCAAGAGCAGAACCATTCACAACACCTGCTGTCAGGGTTGTAATAGCTACCTTTGCACCTCCGATTAATATTTTTGCACCTATTTTCTTACCAGTTTTAATAATGCGATCAGCTACATCTTCGGCCTCTACTCCTCTGTGTTTTAGTAAATTATATAGTTCAGATGATATTGAAATAAATGGATCTGATTGATAATCATTTTCAAATGCATCGAAATAAACAACATCTATATATTCACTATTAGTTAATTCTAATTCTGATTTTAACATCTTAACAAATGATGTTTTACCGCTACCCCATATATCATCTAACGCAAAAACCAAATTTGAGTCAGGAGCATTAATAATAAGCCGTATCATTTGATCATATAATGTCTTACGATTAAATATGTCAGATGTAATATCAAAACCATTCTCAAAACCATTCTGATTAGTAGTTATATTCATAGTAACTCCATTTTTCCTTATTGAAATTAAATTAGCATTATAAACAAACACTCTCATTAAAAAGCAAACGAATAATAATGATTTATGATATCTTGCTATTTATCTAAAAAATTTGCAATCACAAAAAATCATATAATTAATTAAAGGTTCTTCATGCTGCAAAATAGTTATCAAACAGTATATAGTATTGTTTTTAATTGAATGCCATAATAATTACCTTAGTCCTTTAAAACTTCCAACGATGTGGCCCCAGTTATACAGTCACATATCAAGTCCTGAAACAGTATGCACATCAAATAGGGTTATGAATCTTTTTTCATATCTTGCGATCATTAAAATCTTCTCTGCTACGAGCAAATTTACCATCCGTTCTTTACGTAGAAAACAGCACGATACACACTGCACAATAGTGCACAAATTTGCACAATTTTTTTGAACGACTTTTTGCCCTTCCGGCCCGCGTGGCGGCTGGATCCGTCAGGGATCCGTGCGTGCACAAAAAAACGCGCTTTTTCTGCGCGCAGGTGACGGGGGAACAGCCCGCGTTTCAGGGGGTAAATAGCACTCCCTGAACGATGTCGCAGCGACACAACAGAATGGCTGTATCGCTCACGCTGAGCGTGAAAAAGACGTAAGGGGTTCTGATTTGATGGGATGAAAGGTAAGGCCGTCAAAATCGCACTGAGGCGGCGAGAAAATGCAGTCAGCGCGGTGGGATTGTGTAAGAGTCTGGCCGTCGATGATAGCGATAAGTCGGAAGACGTCGTGAAATTATCTGATTGATACGGGAGCTGGAGAGCCGGGGCATAAATTTTTTATGCCCCGGCGAAGCAGCAGACAAGCGAAGCGCGTCAGTGATGCAGCACCTTGCCGACCACACTTCATAAGTGCAAAATACGAGCAAAGAAATCAATGGAGGCTGTTTTATGGTCATTAATTACAAGCAGTTACGAGAAAAACGAGAGCAGGTAAAGGAAAGTTTTCGCCGCAATGAAGATCTGACCCCGCTTGTACACCTTGCCCAGGGAATTGTTGATGCTTATGAAATCTCTCTGGAGCTGCCATCACAGACATGGACGGATAGCGACGGTAATCGCCAGCATTACGTTTCATGCGGACTGGAAACAACTGAAGGGTTTCGCAGAATGCCTTTATCTCAGATTCCTGCCGCCACCCCCAAAGCAAGGGGCGGCAATGATGAGCGAAAACTGATTTTCAGCATTGAGACAGTGGTTGACGACACACCTGGCGAAGTCGCGTTCGTGCATACTCCTCTTTCGATCGCAATGTATAACGATGAAATACAGGTTCGCGTTAATAATAATATCGTGCCACTTAAAGAAGGTAATTCACCATACACCACCGTTTGTGAAGCCATCCAATATTACGTTCTCTCTGAAATTGATAATCTCAAGCCTGACGGCACCCAGAAAATGGTTCAACTCTGGTAAAAAGGACAGCCCCATCACGGGGCTGTTTTTTCATCAAGAAGAGCATAAGAATTAAAACGGATCACCTCTTCACCAAGCCAGTCATTGATGTGCTTCATGGCCTCCATGACAGGCATCAGCTCGTTAATTGCGTAAACCCGCGCTGCCTTCTCCACATCACCAAACGCACTTTTTTCGCCCGGCATCGCCCCCATCAGTTGCGGCGGAACGCGGTGCGAAGCCAGCACATCATCACGGGATGCCGCCTTAACATTCATGAACTCATCCTTTGCGGTGATCTGCTGGAACGGCAAAATTTGCACCCCCTCTTTGCCCCCGTTGGGCGCATGAATGAGCACGTTTTTAAACGCACCACCACCACGTGCCCCCTGTAGCGTTTCCTTCAGGGAGTCCATGCTTTCGCGGTTTACCTGCGCTGCACCGATGTAGATGATGCACCCGGCGTGGGATCCGTTGTCGTAGTACAGTTTTCTGAACATGTCCGCCGAATGAGACAGGCTGGCCGAGAGTAATGCGCCAAGATATTCCGGCATGCCGTAGATTTCCTGGTTAATATCCGGATTCATCAGGTGGCACACTTTGCCAGGGCGAAACTGGAACGCGTCCTTGCCATCCTGCACATACCACCATGATTCAAGATCGCTTCCGCGTCGCATGTATTTCGCCAGGGCGTGCCGTAATTTAAGCGGTTCGCCGAGCATATTGCTTCGAAGCTCAAGGAATGCGTTACCGAACACAAACCAGTCCAGCGCCAGCGCCGAGAAATCCTGCCGGGAAAGCAACGGGTGCGGGATGTAGCAACCGAGTAATACATTGCGCTTAAAGTAAAGCGCAGACTGATGCCAGGACGTTTGCCGGGCAGCTCTTGCCAGACCGTACCAGTCCACCGGGGTTTCATACCACCGCCCGTTATCAGCACAGTACATATTATCCAGCAGGTCATGCCCGGTCAGGCGA